TCGATGATGTTTATGCATTCAAGTTTAAATTCCATCGGGTTGTACTCTTCACCAAGTGAATTTGAGTCCTCCGATTGCTCCCCACCTGTGGTCGGTAAAGCTTTTGAGTTCTGCTTCTCCGTAGACTTTAGCGAAAAGCTGTAGTCTCTTTGAGGCATTGAGCTTGCTCTCAACAGCCGCTCGAATGCGTTCAGCACCAACCTCAGTATAGAGAGTAGTGCATCCACTGCCTGTCTTGAGTTTTTTGGCAGCGGCAAGCTCAGTACCTACTTTTTTTCTAGGGCATCTACTCCTGCGATTGCCGCAGCTTTGAGTCGATCTCTTTGGAGTCCGATCTCCTTAACCTTGAGAGCAGTTCTAAAAGCACCATACCCAAGGGCAGTGAGAACGGCAAGGGCAGCAGAAACAGCAGCAGTAAGAAGAGGGTTCTCAACATGGCCTCCGCTCTGCAATGCCTCTAGTGCTGTAGCCAATGCAGGCAGTGCGATACTCGCAAGAATGCCTAGCTTGGATGCTTGCCATTCAGTGGATTCGTTTCCCGGTTTCATATGTCACCTACTTCTTCTCGGAGGGAACGTTCTCCTCGGCACCCTTGGAAGCCTCGAACTCAGACAGAAGGTCTTCGATGCTTTTGGTTTGGTCAATGTCATCTTCATTGGAGGACCCGCCCTTTTGAAGATCTCCATCCCTAACGGTGTACTCAAAACTAGCTAACATTTTACCATTGCCTCTCTTTGAAAGCACTAATCGTCTTACATTTAATTCTCTTGCCATTACTTGTCTCCTTTAAATTTATTATAACGGACCGACGATGGTAACATTACCATTCGATGCCATATATTTCAACTCGCCACCCTCGACCCAAAGAACCCCGCCGCCCACGGGCGTTATCGTTGGCGCAACGGTGGCATTAGCCATACCTAGCACAGTTGTTCCACCACCAAATTCATCGTAGGTGCCTATGCCCACGTTCTTCTCCACGCTAAGACCCGACGAGGTTCCTAGATTAGCCACCCAAGAAAAACCGCCAATGGTTACGTTCCCCACGACACCAAACCTGTTCAACCCGGCCCCGCCATAGATACCAATAGAATCATTTCTCATGTCGGCGGTCAAGAGGGGTTGATTGGCTAGGGAATACTTGTACATATAACAGGACCCCTCGTCAGGCACGACGATGGAAAATCCACCCCTGTGGGTCAGGTGACCTTCATAGTATGATGTATATATGTCTACATTTGCCTTATTCGTTACGGGATTTTCTAAACTAAGCACCCTCCGCTGTTCGACCCCTGCGGGGGCAACTTGGTCTTGCGCCACTAAGGTTAATGCGCCCTTCGATGTGCTTGGGAGGTCACCCAATGTGATAATGTCTGCTGCCATAACTTTCTCCTAGTAGGTGTATGCTTCGACGGTTACTGTCCCCGGCGTTGCGGCATCGGGTGTGAATGTAACTTCAAAGCTAGGCACCCGAAAGCCTATGTCTAAAACCTTTAGGGTGTCTGCCGTAACATTCTCAGTTGACAAGCTTCTAGAGTTGCCATTGAGATCGATATAATCGACATTCATCACCCCGTCTTGGGTGGAGATGCAGTAAATGGTTGCACCCGCCGCCCCAACGAAGTTCTGAGACTCCGTTAGCATTTCTATTTTTGCCGTAGAACTATAGCTTGCGCTAGAATTGAGTCCTACGTTTGCTCTGTATGATGTTGTTGCCATTGTTTATTCCTTTGTTGTTTATGGGGTCCAAGTTGCCTGCGGGCCAACTACTATAACGCTAAAAACGAAATCGGGCTTGGGTATTGTAGGGTGTGTGGACCGGGCGCTTATCTTGAGCCAAGTTCTTGCAGGCCAAGCATTGCCGGGTCCTCCCGCAACGGTGGCTACGATGCCCGAGTAAGCTGTTACATGTGCCATTGTTGGGTCTGCAAAATTAGATGTACATATAACAGCGCAGCCATCAGCAACTTCCTGATCTAATTGTAATTCGTAATCCCCTGAGTTAACATATACATATTGATCTGTGAATCCAAAATGGTTTGCGTCTAAAGCTACCCCTGCTCCCGCCATCATAATTCCGTTCCACTGACCTGACGCTATTATTGTGTTCTGTGTACTTATCAAAGCATAGTTGGAGAATGTTGTTGGTTCTGTTTCGGCACTCTCAACCAATATATAATCGTCTGTTCTTAATCTAGGTATAGAGTGGGTGTCCGTGTTGCTGTGTCTAAACGTCAACACGCCGTTATCTTTTATATCAAAATTAAGCCCATTCGTTTCCCAATCGACGGACCCCGCAGGGTGTACCTCTAATATTGTATTGTAGGTTACATAGTTTGATGTTAGCCTAAAATCTCCTGCGCCTTCCCAACCCAACTCCGAAACCGCAGTAGCTGAGTCATGTCTCTTCATAAAAAAATCAGTTTGGCTCACTCCACCGTCATGCAACTGCATGATGGAAGCGCCATCAGCACTCCTGTTCGCACCGACCGAAAGAGTTGCAAGCGCGGCCCCAACATCAGACCCTATTGCAGCATCCCCCTTCGACGAAAAGGTGCTAGATGCTGAACTACCTACCGTTACATTTTGCGATGAGTCGATAGACATAGCCAACGCAGAGTTGGTTTGGAACTCCATATCTCCTATGCCCTCTTGCACAAACTCAAAAACACCATCAAAAGCAAGGGGGTTTGACTCTGCGGCCCTTGTTATCCTCGCACACTGCGACACAGAGGTGGAGGTATTAAAATCTATATAACATGACCCGTGTGACGTTCTAAGATGACCAATCTCCAATCCTACCGTCGTTGATGCACCCATGCCCATAATAATGTAGGGTGTGTTTGTCCCATCTCCATTGACATACAGGTCACCATCTATGTGTACGTCTTGATTGGTGTCAACGGTCAAAGCCAATGTCGAGTTGGTATTCAATTCTATTATACCCGTAGCACCCAAGGCATCGATGGCAACGTTACCCGGTGTGGTCGCAGGCGAGGTGAGGACGGGACCACTACCGTCAGTAGCATATACGCTGCCCCATAGATCACCTGTTACGTCACCTGTTACATTACCCGTTACATTGCCCGTTACATCACCTGTAAGGTTGCCTGTCACATCTCCCGTCAGGTCACCTGTTACATTACCTGTTACGTCACCTGTTACATTTCCTGTAAGATCTCCTGTTACGTCACCCGTTACATTTCCTGTAAGGTTTCCTGTTACGTCACCTGTTACGTCACCTGTTACATTTCCTGTAAGGTTGCCCGTTATGTCACCTGTTACAGGACCAACGAATGAAGCCGCCGTTACGGTGTCGAAGAACTCAGTGTCACCCCAAATATCTATGCCACCATCGTGCTTGAGCTTGATGGCATCGTTGAATGAGGGGGCCATGTTTCCTGATGCAGTTATTATGAGATTCCTGTCTAGGTCGTTTCCGTCAACTTTATAAGGAAACAATCCTATAACGGAATCTCTATTGCCGCCCGTTGCTATTGTACCCCCTGCTGTTGTTGTGGGCCACGCATACAGCGTTGGGATCAGGGTGCCCTTTGCGTTAGCAGATATGGCCAACACCGATTGGACCTCGAAGCCCCTTTCGGGTTCAAATACTCGTATCCCATTGACAGCATTGCCTTGAGGAGCGACCTCGACCGACCACCTGTCCCAATTAGGTGGTGTGCCTCCTGAGTTTGGGTCTAATATCTCTCCGAATCTAGCCGTGTTGTCATCGAATATTCTTTGGTATCTGTTCCCTGAGGCACCCAAGTAAAGCGACGAGCGGGATGTTTCTACCATTAGTTCGCCAAAGGGGTCGGTCCCAAACAGGCTTGGTTTTTCTACCGCAAAATATCCTTTGGCATCTAGGACGAGGCCCGCGTTGTAATGTTCGAGAACTAGCTTCGTCTTCGTATTGGCCAAGCCCGCTGCCTTGTGGCTTACTATGGCGGTTTCGTCGTCTGTCTTTAGTTGGAACACCTGTTCTTGGGCGGCAGTAATAGGATCTCCCACGCTAAATGTGAACTTATGGCCTGCAGTATTTAGGTTTAAATCCAATCCAAAGTTGTCCATAATAAACCGAGCGTCCCAACCAATGGGCGGGACGGCAGGGGTTCCGGGGTCAGCAACAAACCAAAAATGCCTGCCTGCTCCGGGAGAGCCGCCTGTCATGTCCACTGTTCTGCACTGAAGCATGGACCGCTTTTGCCATGTAGGATCTGTGGTGTTGTTTATGCTAGTGTCGCTCGTGTGGTATATGTGGCAATATCCATAGTCCCTGTCTAGGAGCATCCTTGTTATAGGGGTTGCCTGCCCCGGATATGAGTCCCAAGTAAACCTCCCCGAAGAGCCTTCGTTTTTTATTCGCCAA